CAAGTGCATTTGCATCTAACTTCCAAGCCTGTGAATTCGAAGCCAACGTCCACACCCGTTCAACTAGAATATAAAAGTGTCTATATTCGGTCCGCCCGTAAATCAGATTGTGCCGATGTAGGCGCAAACCTACGACACATTGATAAGCTAGAGTGTTTGTTAACCAGCGGCGTTTCACCAGCACAAGCCCTTACCGTAGGCTTAGAGCAAGACTTCCACACATGGACCATCTGTGAAAACGAAACCCACACACCCTTGGCGTGCTTTGGAATCGGTGAGCTTATCAAGGACGACTCCAACTATATCTGGCTGCTTTCTACCGACCGCTTGCTTGAAGTCGCTGGCTTTGAGTTTGCCCGAGCAAGTAAGGCGTGGGTCCGGTTTATTGTTAACCACTACAAACTTCCGTGTGTCAACAGGGTGCACGTCAACAACACCGTAGCCATCCGATGGTTGAAGTGGTGCGGTGCTAAGTTCGCCGGTGACTCCTCCTCTGACTTCCTGTCATTCCAAATCAATCCCTCCTTCTCTAAAGAATAACAATTATGTGTGAACCTATCTCGATGGGCGTTGCAAGTGCCGCCGCCTCCTTTGCTGAGCAACAGGCCGCAGCAAGCGCCCAAGAACAAGCTCAAAAACAAGCCTCTGCTGCTGAACAAATACGAGCGCAACGTGCCAATACAGCACTACGAGTTAGAGAGTCACAGGAGAACATCGCAAGGTCACAGCGTAAAGAAGCCGCACAGCTTCAAACCATGGAGGCAAAAGCACGCGCACGCTTGGTAGCGTTAACAGAAGCAGGTGTTTCTGGGATGTCCCTTGAACGCTTAACAGACGCACTATCAGCTAAACAAGCGCGATACGCATTCTCAGAGGAACGCCAGAAGCAACTGCAAAAGCAACAGACTGGCTTGGAGCTTGAGGAAGGAGCCATCCGATCCCGCATGAATCAACTCCGAATCAATCAGCCTATCAAGCAAGCAAGCCTCTTGGAGTCAGGCATACAAGGAGTGCAAGTCGGACTACAAACCGCTCAAGTGTTCCCATCAAAACCAAAATAACTTTACATGACAACCGAAGAACTCAAGAAAGCGTTATCTCAGGAATCACGGGAAAAAGTAGATGTTAATCTTGGACAGGTATCGCTCCGGTCAACAGTCAGTCGCGGCGGACAATACAACGTGGTTCCGCAAGCGACACCTAAGCAGAACTCTTTGACACGCTTGGCTACGGCCTTGAATCAGTTGCCTCAAATTGCAGGACAGTTTAAGAACATCCAAGAACAAGCGGGAATTGAAAAGGTTCAAGCAATGGATCCGAATGAGATCAAAGCGGAACTTGAACGACGAGCCGAAAACGGGGACGAGGAAGCAGGAAGTTTTATTTATGACCTGTTTCAAAAGGAAGCTGTTGATGAAGAACTGTATCGCCAAGTTTTAAAAACCCAAGTCATCCCAGAGCTACAGGCAATCGAAGCTCAACTCGCTAACGCCTCGCCGGCGGAGATGAATAAAATCATGAGTTCAAGCGACCCGTTGGAGCTTATTAAAAAGAAATACCAAGATGCGATCCCTTCGGCGGTTACGAAAATGGTTGAAAACCACCCTCATCAGAAAGCGTTACACAACGAGATGCTACGCCGTATCCCTGGTCTCTCTGGTAAGACACACGCTACACTGATTGAGAAACGAGAAAAGTTCACGGAGACAACGACACGGGATAACATCCTTTACCAAGAAGGGGTAAATGTTTTCGACGTTGATAATCCACCAATGCCTGTTGACGATGATGGAGAAATTCCACCCCTTCCCGGTGACCCCGTTCCTGATGTTACGATAAGCTACACGAGCGGAGGCTCAATGCTTCCATCTAGCGATCCGTTTGAAACAGAGCCTAAGGATCAGGTCATCAGCGAGGAAAAGCCAAAGCTTCCAAGAGTCCCTATCAACGGACCAAGCATTCGTCCTGCGTCTCTTGATGCAATGCTAAAACCACCCAAAAGCGAACTTAACTCTCTTGAGCAGTTCATGGCTGGATCCGCCGACTACGTCAGTGTTGCCGGAAACCCAGCACAACTTGGGAACGACAGTATTCTTTCAGAGGTCTCGGTTGTGGATGAGACAGGCAAGGTATTAAACTTAGAGAATGTCCCGATCAAAGTAGAAGCAGCGGCAAGTAAGACTACTCCCGAAGGCGTGTTTAAACTCGTTAGTGAGGGTAAGCTGCAACCACAAGAAGATGGTTCCTACATCAAAGACGGAACGGACGAATCGGTAGCTAAAGACCAAAAACCGGTAAAGCTAACACCAAAGCAAGAGGTCGAACTTTCTGTTAACACCATCACTAAGCAACGAAAAGCCGTAGCAAAGAGCGTAAACGCACAGAACAACGCGAAATACCTCAAAGGAGTTGAAGCCATCAAGAAAGGTATCTTTAAGAATACCGATGCAATTAAATGGAGAAAGGATATTGAGGCCCAGTCCCTTGACATGCTTCAAGCTAACGTCCGCGAAAACCTAGACGAGATTGATACGTTCTTAGAACAAGTGCAAGATAGGAAGCTAACACTAAATGGTAGAAGCTACTCCGATGATTACATCACGAAACTACAAAGAATTGTTGACGCAGAAGAGAGACGCAGAGAATACGCCGATGATCCGCTTGGTGAAGAACTAGCTGATAAACATAAAATGCGTATCGCTGACATCATAATCGCCTCGCAAAAATCAGATGTTACTAAAGAAGAGGTTGATGACGGTTTAGCAAAGGAGATCGCAAACGCATACCAGCTTTACAGGACTTCTCAGATCGGAGAAAAAGAACGCGACGAAATCATTGCCGAAGCGACACAAGCGAAGGAGTTAATTGCAAGGTATGGTCTTAATGACGACAATGTCGATTTCTACGCCTTGATGGACAACAGACGCTCCATCTTTGAGGGCATAGGAGCGCGTGATCTAAAACAACAATATACGGATCCAGACGCTATTGTTGCGAAATGGGAGCAGCTTGGGAAAGATGTATCAGGATTGAAAGTAACGGTAGAAGACGACTGGGGGAACACGGTCAAGGATGCGTGGAACAAGATCCTTTGGGCGGCTCCTTTAGAAGCTTGGCAAGATGCAAACGCCCGAGCCGAACGAGATGTTATTAAAGAGTTTGCAAAACGAGGTTACAAGAAAGCCAGAGTGTTTGACCTTCAGAATGAACAAGGAGAAACAGTAGGCATAAAAGCTTACTATCGGGATCTCGTAGAGAAGTATTACACAGAAGAAGCTGGAAAAATATCGGATAAAGCCTTAGCTGATTTAAGACAACAAGCGAATGATTTCCGAAGTGGAAAAAACATCAGTGATCTACAACGGGATGCAGGTGTTACTGTATTAGATACACCGGAACGGGCTGCTGCAAAAGTTGCGAAAGCCTTGGAACAGCAGCAGCAAGATACGGATTTACTTGACGAAAAGGGACGAATTGTGCCGACGATGCCGGATGAAACAACGGCACAAGCTCTAGACCGCTTTAACAAAACTATGGAAGATGAGGTGGCTAGAGAAGCGATGTTAAATAGCAACTCAAATTATGACCGCCGTGAAAAAGCCCTTCAGCAGATATATCGTAAAACTGAAGAACCTTCCTATTATCGGACCCAAGCCTTCAAAAGCGCCAAGTTTGTTAAAGATCAGGACTTTCCTGCGGAAGAAAAACACAACGCAGAGGTCGTAGCTCGTAATAAATATATTGGGTTACCTATGTCAGTTCACCGAAATGGAGCAACAATTAGATACGAAGGATTCACACCAATCGGAAATAGAAGGCTTTCTAAATCAATACCAGCTTACGCTCTTAACTTAAACCCTCCAGGTGTGGACCAAAATGATAATCGTCTACCTCCGTTATACGAAAGAAAAGAAACACCGAAGACTCACATCTATAGTTACTACGCAGCACGCGAAGGAGCCTATAATGAGTTCGATAAACTCGATGAGTTGTTTGCTCTCTATTTCAAGGGCGGCACCGAGGAGGAGCGTCAGCAATTTCGAACTGATCAAGTAGAACTAGCGCGTAAGGTAGGCTTCGGTCTTCCCGCAAAAGAAGAAGAAGATAACACTAAATAAATTTCCCATATATGAATATATTTCCAAAGACGGTTAATTCGTTTACGTCGATGAGCTCGCCCGACCTCACAATGAGGGCCTCTTTAACTGATCCTGATTACGAGCACTTGGACATCCCCGATGACAACGAGGACGATTCCGGTATCATCGAGGACGTGGCGGTAGGTGTCGCTTCGGGTGTGGAAGGATTCGGTAAGTCAATTGTGGGTCTAGCTGACATGGTCCTTGGCGACATGTTCGACATGGACGAAGATTTCTACAACCGTCGAGCTTTTGGAAGACCGACCGGTATTGCCGGAGGATTGGCCGAAGGTATAACACAATTTGCAGCAGGTCTAATTCCTGGAGGGTTTGCTGTAGGGTTGTTAGGTAAAGCCGGTAAAGCGGCAAACTTAGTTCGGTTCACTGACAAAACAGCTAAGACAATCAAAGGAATCTCGACCGGAGCCGTTGCAGACTTCGTTGCGTTTGACGGCCACGAGGCAAGACTAAGTGACCTTCTTTCGGAACACACTGACCTTCTTTACCCAGTCACAGAATACCTGAAGTCCGATCAAGAAGATTCTGAGTTTGAAGGGCGAATTAAGAATGTTCTTGAAGGAGGAGCCATTGGTGGAGCAATTGGCGCTTTAGTTTGGACAGGAGCCAAATTACTCAAGTCACTCAAGAACTTTGATGGAACCCCTGAAGCCACTGCGAAACTTGAAACCGCGAAAAAAGAACATGACGAGGCGCTTGTTAACAGCGGAACGCAAACCAAAGAGGGCCAAGAGATCGCACAAAGAGTCGAGGAAGAACTTGCAGAGATTGATCCCAATACCTTAGTTCCAGGTCCAAAGCCGGGGCAAGCGGAACCTCAAGGCACTGCTGATCCCTTTGAAACCGATCTTCCCGATGAGTTTGAACGAGTCAGTGGCGAACAAGCCATTATGGCCAACGCCCGTATCACAGAGGCCATCCTAGGAGCACAAACTAAAGCCGAGATGGACGACATCTTCAAAAGGTTTGTTCCTGAGTTAGCGGCAAAGGATGTCGCAAGCAAGGAGAAGCGAGCCGCAGAAATGATTGCCACGCTGAAAGCCAGTGGAATGGACGCCTCGGGAATCCAAAAAGCAATCAAGGGCGGTATCTTAGACGACGATTCAAAGCTGGACGCGATGAAGAAAGCACGCGCCGGTCAGCAAGTTGCGTTGTTTGGTATGCAAGCTTCGGTAGAGCGGTTAACAACACTCGGCGCACAGTGGCAAAAGCTTTCGTCGGAAGGTGCGTCCCAAGTAAAACTAGACCGAATAAAGATACTTGCCACTCAAGAGCAGCGTCGATTGAAATACTTCACCGCAACACAAGCGCTGTATGGAACCGAGTTCTCTAAAGGTTTGTTAGATCGTAAAACTGGCTTTGTGCAAGCCATGCAACAGAATCTTGGAATTAAAGATGCCTCGACAAAACAGACCGAGGAGTATGACGTAACAATGGCGCAAACAATCGCAGACGATGATAACCTTGCTGACGCTGTGGCAGAGATTAACCTACAAGACATGGATGAGTCGGTTAACGATCTCTTGGACCAATCAGATGAAGTAATTTCCCCTGATGCGGCAACACCTACGAAAAGTAAACAGAAAGAGATTAACCGTAAACGCTTGAATGAAACAGAGCGACTCACGAAACGAAAAGAAACGCTTGAGAAGCAACTAGCACGCAAACGAAAAAGATCTGCAACGCTTTCTGATAAAGATCCCGATGAAATTAAAGGGGAAACAAAGGCACCGAAACTCGACGATGCTGAAACCCACGAATTGCAAAAAGAGATTCGCTCATTGGAAGAAAAGATTACCTATCACGATCAAGCGTTCAAGGACGAGCAAAGCATTATCACCCTTCGTGAAGAAGAGTATTATGTCGATAAACTTAGCGACACCGAATATAAAGCCCGAGTCGAACAAAAGGAACTGGAGAGAACCCGAGCCAACGAAGCTAAAAATAAGGCGACCTCAACAGTAGCCGAGCTAAAGAGAATTGTTAAATCCAAAGCGGATCGCAAGGTTAAGATCGCAAAGACAAAGGAGACGTTGAACGCTCTTCGTAACAAGCTTCTTCAGGGGGACAAACCCGCAAAAGGGAAACCACTTCCTGATGAAATCAAAACGGATCCCGAGATGGAGGACCTTCTAGCAAGGATCAAGTCTACCGAACGGATGATTAAGGAAGAGAACGACATTCAAACTGTTATCGAAGAAGTCCAAGCTCTTTCCAAGCTGACAGACTCACAGTTCGTAGAACTAACTAACGCACAGAAAGCACGCAGACGGGTCCTTGAGACCGACGAGACCACCCGATTGACAGAGCTTCGTAAACAAAAAAGTGCCTACGTTAAGCGCCGCACAGACGCAATTAACAATACAGGTCGCGGATTCACCACGAAACAGGCAGTCAGTAAATGGTTGAAGTCTCGCCCAGGTGACATGGAGAAAGGTTTCGACACCTTTATGAAACGCATGATGTTTGCGGCTGCGGATGAAAGCCCACTGGATTCCTTCGTGAAGATTAACGCGATGGCGCAGATGGGGAAATTCGATAAGTTTATGAACTTTGGGATTAGACTTTTCCAACGTAACCTCCTGTCTGGTCCAGCCACCACGACCCTGAACGTAGGAATGCCGCTTGCCGTTCGCTTTCTCACAAAGATGGAGCGTATTGTAGGTTCAGGAGTTGGAGCACTAAAGGGTGACGAAGCACAAATGCAAGTGTTTAAGGAGTCCTTTAAGCTCCACCAGAAAATAGACGATTTTGGTATGGTTATTAAGGTGGGATCTAAAGCCACGGCAACCAAGTCAGATGTAGTTACTGGTGGTTCCTCACCTTTCACAGACGCAAGTGGACGACCTAACATAGATGCCCTCGACCCTGAGTTGTATGGAATTAATAAAGACTCTACGTTTGGTAAGGCAATGGCCTGGATTAACACTTGGTTTAACCTGCCGTTTGCACTGAACGCCGGCGGTGATTCCATGAACAAAGCAGCCGCTGGGTTATCTAACCTACGCGAACGCTTGAAGAATCACGTTTACACGGATGAGAAGTGGATCAACAAACCCGTCGAAGCTAAGGAAGCATGGATAGAACAGACCATGCAGAAGTCCTTTTTAGAAGACGGAGCGATGTATAGCGAAAGCGCAGTGATGTCGAAACTAGCAAAGCAAGCTAGGGAAAACATTCTTAAAGGTGAACGAGCTGGGGAAGCCGTGGATAACCCAATGTTGATTCCTAATGAGCTAAGAAGACTGACCTTGGAAAACAAGGACCAGTTCTTACGCGATCAAGACGCCATTAAACTACTAGAGGAGACAAAACAATACACGCGAGATATTACCTTTACCGATCCCAACCAAGGGGAGTTTGTAAGTCTTGTCAACAGAGCAAGAGAGAAGTTCCCACCGCTTACCCTTATTCTTCCGTTTGTTAACACTCCAGCACAGATCCTTTCCTTTGGTTTGAAGCGGACATGGTTTGGGGCTGCATATGACCAGATAGCTCCGCTACTTTCAAAGAAAGCGGCAGCACGACGAGCAGAAATGGCAGGGTCTATGAGTCCGATGCAGAAAGCAGAATACACAGGAAGAATGGCAACCGCAACCGCCGGCAGTGCTGCTCTCCTATATTACGCTTATCTTAACAAAGACAAAATCACAGGTAGCGGCCCACGTAATCCTGATGAGTTAAAAGCCTTGAAAGCTACAGGATGGCAGCCGAACTCATTTGTTATCGGTGACGAAGACAATCCGACTTACGTTAGCTATCAGCGTCTCGATCCCTTTGCCACAATGATCGGTATCGTTGCAGACATAGCAGAGCACATAACGATGAACCCAAAGCTGGAACCCGGAAGTCAAGAGTCGTTTGCAGCTTTAACCTTTGGAATTGCTGAGAACATTACCGATAAGTCCTTCTTGCGTGGATTGAACAACGTCCTTAATGCGCTTAAGCAACCGGACATCTATGGTCCTAAGATCGGACGAGACATTGTCAGTGGTATGGCTGTTCCTATGTCCGTTAACCAATTTAAAGACATAGGCGAAGGCGAGGTGTTAATTCGCGAGTCACGAAGCGTTGTTGATGCTGTGCTGCGAAAGTTGCCTATTGCAGACGAAAAGATCCCACCAAAGCGCACCTTCCTTGGCGAAGCGATCTACAAGCAAAACCCATTAGGTCTGCTTGGAGTTATGAATCCGATCTACGTGTCCAGTAAAAGAAATGACAGCGTTGACAAAGCCCTACAGGAACTCGTCCACGGTTTTGATATGCCGTCACCTAACTACATCGGAAACAGAGAAACGAACATGAAGAACTTCTACAATGCCCAAGGAGACGAAGCTTATGATCGTTTCATGAAATTAACATCTACTACCAAGATTAAAGGGCGCACGTTACGACAAGCCTTGAAGGGATTAGTCAACTCAAGACAATACAAAGCCGTAACAAAGAGCATTAACGAAGGAGGTGGTAGATCTCAACTCACCAGTCAAGACCCTCGTATTACACAGATTAACCGAGTGCTGGGAACTTACCGAAGAAAAGCAAAACGTGAAATGAGCGCAGAGTTCCCAGAGCTTGTCCAGAGAGTTAAAGACATCAACGCACAAACCCGTTCATTAAAACAGTCGGTTTCTGAAGAACTTAACAACCCTATCCCAACCTTATAACACACCTTTACCACTATGCCCACCACCGGACTATCCTTTTACGAGATACAAGTCTCCGAAGCCTCGCAATCAATTGCCTACGCCTTTGACGCCTTAAGCGCCGATGACATTAGCGTTATCTTTATCGCTTCCGATGACAACCAAACCGTGCTAACATTAAGCACCGACTACACGTTAGACTTTGATAATAAGACTGTTACTTGCACAGAGGCGTCTTGGGAGACCCTTACTAGCGTTGACATCACCGGCTCTATACGTATCTATCGGACGACCTCGATTCTATCGTTGCTTGACTTTAAAGTAGGAGCGGTGCTCAGTGAAGGCGACCTTGACACAGCTTATAAGCAAGGACTTTTTGCTGCCCAAGAGATGACCGAGGATGCCGCTAAGACGAACGCAGGAATTCAAAGCGTAACATCAAATGTTATTGAAGACGGAGCGGTTACTGAGGATAAGATCGCCGCAGGCGCGGTGACAGCTTTTAAATTAGCCAACCTCTCCGTGGACGGCAGTAAGATTCGCGCTAATGCTGTTGTCGAAGGAACCATTCAAAACAACGCTGTAACAAATACCAAGATTGCAAATAACTCAATCACAACTGCAAAGATCTTTAATGACCAAGTAACAACGGCAAAGATTGCGGACGAGGCTGTAACACAGGATAAGGTAGACAAAGCAACCAAGGCGGAGATGGAAGCGCAAAGCAGCACCGATGGTGTTGTTACCCCGGACGTTCTTAAGTTTAGTCCGTTTGCTCCAAGAGCTTATGGGTCCCTTAGTCTTGCCTCAGGTGATGCTTCGTTCGCAAACTCTTATAACGTGGCGTCAGTAACAGAGTCTGGTGAGGAACGAACCGTAAACTTTTCTGTGGATCTAGGACTAACCAATGACTACGTAGTAATGGCAACCGTTACCGGAATTGCGGGTGGTTATAACGCACCATCAATCGTAAGTAAATCCTCTGGATCGTTCACTATTGCTTTCAACACCTCCGTAGGCTCCGGCAGAGGTATTGACTTCGTAGTCTTCGGTAGCAATCTCTCCAGCTAACAATGAACTCCTCAGTCAGTACACCCTTAGTAGGTATCGCCGGATTGATTGCAAACATAACCCTTGAACAGATTAACACCAGCGTGGCTATTGCAGTAGGACTCTCGACGTTAGCTTATATGTTAATAAAGATATATTACTTAATAACAAAACCATGAGCGATGAAACACGAAGTATCAAGATGGAAGGTCTACAGGATCTTTTAATAGATACATTTATAGATCAAATTAAAAGCGGCGACCCTGCTCCTGCCTTGCTAAACGCTGCACGTCAGTTACTTAAGGACAATAACATTACCGCAAGTGTCACCAAGGACTCACCCCTTGAGGCACTTGTAAATTTACTTCCCTTTGAAGATCCGACTGATAAAGTTGTTAATGAATGAGTGATATACCACCACAGCTTAAGGACTTCCGTAACTTCCTTTGGATGACATGGAACCACCTTACGCTACCCGCACCAACTCCTATCCAATACGAGATAGCCGAGTGGATGCAAAACGGACCACGAAGAGGTGTTATCCAAGGATTCCGAGGAGTCGGTAAGTCGTGGATCTGCTCCGCCTTTGTTGTCCACCAACTACTGCTCGACCCTCAAAAGAACATCCTTGTGGTGTCGGCATCCAAGAACCGAGCCGATGACTTCTCCACGTTCACCCTTAGGTTGATCCACGAGATGCCTGTGTTGGCTCACCTTATGCCTGGTGACAAACAACGCTTCTCCAAGATCTCCTTTGATGTCGGACCAGCACAAGCCTCCCACGCACCCTCGGTCAAGTCCCTTGGTATAACATCTCAGCTTACCGGCTCCCGAGCAGACATCATTGTTGCCGATGACGTAGAAGTCCCAAACAACTCCGCCACCCAGTCGATGCGGGACAAACTTTCAGAGCAAGTCAAGGAGTTCGAAGCTATCCTTAAACCCGAGGACAACAGCCGCATCCTTTTCCTTGGGACACCTCAGTGTGAGGACAGTATCTACAACAAGATGCTTGAGCGGGACTACGAGATGCGCGTGTGGCCGGCAAAGAAGGTAACAAACGATAAGTCCGAAAAGGTCTACCGAGGTAACATTGCCGACTCCTGTATTGATGACGACAACGTAGGGGAGCCTACCGAACCCAGCCGCTTTGGTGACATCGACCTAGCCGAACGTGAAGCATCCTACGGTAAGTCTGGGTTCGCCATGCAGTTCATGCTGGACCCCAAGCTGTCCGATCTCGACCGCTACCCCTTAAAGATCAATGACCTGATTGTTATGGATCTCGACACCGAGACGGCACCCGAAAAGCTTGTGTGGGCGCAAGTCCCAGAGAACGCTTGGGATAGCACAGTGCCGAACGTAGGGTTCACCGGGGATCGCTTCTTTCGCCCTATGAAGACTGTGGGTGACCATGTGCCTTACACCGGAAGCGTTCTTGCAATCGACCCATCGGGCAGGGGTAAAGATGAGACCTCTTGGGCTGTCGTCAAGATGCTTAACGGATACCTGTATGTTACCGATGCTGGTGGCCTACAAGGAGGATACGACGAAAAGGTCCTTAAGGTCCTTACCATGAAGGCCAAGATCAACAAGGTGAATGTTATCGTGGTGGAAAGCAACTTCGGTGACGGCATGTTTGTCGAGATCATTAAACCGTATCTCACTAAGATCTATCCGTGCACCGTCGAGGAGATCAGGCATAACATCCAAAAGGAGAAACGCATCGTGGACACCCTGGAACCTGTTATGAACCAACACAAGCTGGTCATCGATCCAAAGGTCATCAAGAACGACTACGACTCCGCCCAAAAGTATCCCATCGAAACACAGCTAAAATACCAGCTAATGTTCCAGATGTCTCGCCTCACACGCGAAAAAGGGGCGTTAACACACGATGACCGCCTCGATGCTCTTTCCATGGGAGTAGCCTATTGGACACAACAGATGGCACAAGACGCCGACACAAAGATCAACGAACGAAAGAACGAAGCTATCCACGAGCAACTCCAAGCGTTCAAGGATGCCTACTACAAACTTAACAATAACCACCGCAACGCAACAACATGGATATAAAGACAATTAACGAGATTATAAGGATTCTTGAGGAGGAGCGCGATAAGGCCACGAGGATGGATTCTGAGGGCGTTTTGAAGGAGACCCTAGGTGAACCTAGGAAACAACGCCTAGTGCTCGCTGTGGGGCATTCTAGGGCCAAAGACAAGGGCGCGGTGGGTTTCGACGGAACTACCACCGAGTGGACCTACAACCGAACCCTTGCCCACTTCATCACTCTTTACCTTGACGACAACATTGATGTCACCATCATCGACACCTACAAAGGCAACAGCTACAAAGAAGCGATGCTTAATCTTAAGCTTACCGTCGATCCCCTTGACCCTTTGCTTGTGGTGGAACTCCACTTTAACTCCTTTTCCGACCCCAAGGCCAACGGATACGAAGCCCTTTACTGGCACTCCTCAAAGCGAGGTAAACAAGCCGCCGAAGCATTCGTGCAAGCCATGTACAACGCATTCCCATCTCACACCAACCGAGGTGCCAAAGCCATCCAAGGGAACTCCGCACGAGGCTCTCGATTCCTCCGAACACTCAAAGCACCTTGCGTCATCCTTGAGCCGTTCTTCGGATCCAACCCCGAGGAATGGCAACGATTCAACGCCGAACCCACAGGCAAACAACAACTCGGAAAAGCCGTTGCACTAAGTATTAACAAGTGTTTTTCAGAATGGGGCAACTAACTGAATAACAATCCCTTACAAATAGGACCCATAGTAGGGTAAGGGGGAAAAAGGAAGTCCTTCTTAAAGCTATCTTAGAATATCCCCGAAGGTGAGCTTATCTAAGGAATTATTTAAGTTTGGCTGTAGCTGCTCCCCCCTAAGGTGTCTTTTAAAATATCTCAGAATGAGAGCTGGCTTAAAGTTATCTTAGAATAGCTCTAAGAGAGAGCAGCAGAAGCTATCCCTAGAACCCCAACCTAGCAGTGTTGAATGCAACATAACTCCAACATCCCTCACCGACAGATCCCTAAGTCTTCCTTAGACAACCTAAAGCTAGCTTTAGCAATCCTAAGGGAACACTTCGATGATGTTGTTGTAGCTGTCCACCACAAGGACACACGGAGCATCAAGGTCACCTCCTCAAATTGTTACGCTGGCCTCGGGATGCTTCCGACAATCCAACAGAAGCTACGGAGTGCTATAGACTACGCCGAGATGACCCAGCTGTTGCACGAAGAATACTCTGAGATCGAGGAGGACGATATGCTGTAGGTTTTTGTTATAAAAATGTGAAGGGGTATACGTAGAGCGTCGAGCCGATTTTGCCCCCCATGCCCCCTCGAAAAGCACCACACCAGGTCCTGATTGCCTAGAAAAGCGCAAGGGGGGGTGTCGTAACTGCCTGATGCGCAGTGATAACCAAGGACACTTTGAATGTTTTTATGCGATGGATGGGATTGATTGTTAGCACATGGTCGCACCAGGTCGCGCTAGGCGGAGCCGTGGCTTATTGCAAGTTAGTTGCATTAGCTTGTGTTTTGCGTTGTCGACCCCCTTTGAAATGTAATGTATGCACAATGTAAATACAGCCCAGAAACACCTACCGGACACCTACCATCCATCGACCATCCATCGACCATCCATCGACCATCCACCTACCGGACACCTACCGGACACCTACCGGACACCTA